TTACGCCGTAGGAGGAACAGGCCAGGTGATATCGGGTGCGCTCTGCGCATCAATGGCGTCAACCTGTTTCATATACTCACGCCAACGCACTAAGCGGCTTTTCTCATCATCAGAAATTACGCCCAGCATAAGATCGGTTTGCCAGTTTGCTATCATTTTTTGGGCTTCTGACAATAGCTGCGTTTTACGTAGCGTGGCGTCCGCAATATATTCATCACGGCGTTTCTCAGGTGGAGTAAACACGCCGTCAGAATACAAATAACCGACACCGACACGCTCTGATGAAATATCGATTAACGCGCCATTCTGCGGCTTCCAGTCAGCCCCAACATCGCTATCCCAGACTACGGTATTAATCACCACCCCGTTTTCGATTACCGCGTATACCTTACTCATGCCGAATACTCCACAATCATAATGACGCCATTACCACCATTACCGCCTTTAGTCGCCGCCTCACCTGGCATCTCATAACCACCACTACCACCAGAACCGTCGACACCATCGATCCCTGCAATCGAAGTATTCGACGTTAGCGGCGGGGCACCGAATGAAAAAACAGAATCACCGCCGGCACCGGATTCATAACCGCTATTAAAAAACATCGCGGGCGTGCCTGAGCCGCCAAAACCCGCGACCAGATTCCCACCGAATGCATTACCCCCACCGCCGTTACCAATCAGAACAGACATACCGATTGCAATCGCGATACCGTTAGCTCCCCTCGCTCCCCCGCTCGCCGTCATTAACGTTCCAAATTTCGTCGCACCACCAAACCCCGGCTCATTTTTTCCATCTACGCCGCCCATACCGCCTGCGCCGACCTCCAGATAGATCAACGCAGGAATATCACCTTTATGGTAAAAAGATCGTGCCCAGCCGCCCGCTCCACCGCCAGAGCCTGCCGAGTGATAATTCTGTGGTGATGCCGCCGCCGCGCCGCCGCCGCCGCCCGCACCACAAATGGTGACATCAATGGCGGACACATCATCAGGCCATTGATAATTTTGGCTTGAGGTAATCTTTTTTATGCGCAGGATACGGCCCGCAAAACGGTTTTCTAATCCCAGATTTTTGACAAACTGGACTGGATTTTGGATATCAGCGCCGTTCTGATTCTTATCCATTTTTCCTGATAACCCGGCGGCAACAAACGCCGTGGTGGCCAGTTGTGTCGTATTGGTTCCTGCTACGGCGGTCGGCGCAGTGGGGTTACCGCTAAACACCGGGCTTTCCAGCGGCGCATACTGCCTGTGTGGATTCGCCGCGGCGATATGGTCAGCCAGCAACGTATCCGCATAACGCCGTGTCGCCAGCGCCACCGTCGGGTCAAACTTCAGTGTTACCGCATCGGTACGGCTGACAATCAGGACCATACGCACCGTCTGTACCCGACCAGACCCCTCTTTCAGTTCCGGTTTATAGGTTTCCGGGCAGTTACCGACGGCTATCAGATCCCCATCCACGTCGTACAGACCGATTTCACGCAGCCAGAACCCGCCTTCATTTTCCGGGATCACCTGCTCGGCAATCATTTGGTTGGTGTTATTCTGATCAACCGTGAGCGCATTGATCACCCCACGCCGCCTTTCATTCACCAGTTTGGTTTGTAACGAATCCGGGGAAGGAAGCGTGCCGTTACCATCGCCCACCCCCATTTGCGCCAGCTCCAGCGCTTTTCCTGCGGCAATGGCTGCCGCCAGTTTTTTCTCACCCGCCTGGGTGAGCAAGGTAAAGTATTTAGCGCCCATCGATTCTCTCATCAGCATGAATACAAAGGAAAAGGTTAGGCAGCCGTAGGGAAAACCGGCTCACGCAAGCGCTCACGGTCCTGTCTGCCTTGTCACAACTATTATGCTGACGGCACGTCAAATCACCCGCGTATACGGGTGTCACGGCGATGGCACAACAGAGTGTGAGTATGGCTGCAAGCCACATGAGAATTTGATAAGGCACCAAGAGGCCAGCGGTCAGCACGGGATAAAAACAACCCGCCCGGAATAACGGTACGTTGCTATTCCGAACGGGTATCGCTTCATATCAGGGGGAAAGAGCCGGCCAGTCGATAGCTGGCGTCAGAGGCAGGTCGATACGGCTTAACTGATGCGGGAGCATCACTGGTGGGGCAGTGATGAACCGCTCGCCACACGGGATAAGGTCTACCCGGAACAGTGGTTGAAATGCTGTGGCCGGGCGAGCCTTATTCCGTTAAGCAACCGGGGGAGCGGGCCAGGTGAGATTTCTTAACGACGAAGACCCGATTTTCCTGCCCTGACGGTCTGTGTCGATATCGTCATGCGGCTCTCACGATGTAGTTAAAGGCGATGTTGCGAGGGCGGGTAACGCCGACGTATCCAATTGCATTCACAGTTGCAATATTAGTTGATGTATAGGATAGCAACATCCCTTGATACTCCGACGCAATTACCGAATCTGCCTGGGCTGTTGAAACAGACATTCTCAGTGAGTCAGATGTCGCAACAGATGCTGGATCATCATAATTGATGAGCGAACCCAACTGCTTGCTGAGAACAGCCCGACCACTATCCACCCCTCTCCCATCATCCCAGCCGCGAATAAATTCGCCACGCAGATCCGGCAGCACGCCTGACGGGTAAACCTGCGCCAACCGTGGGTAGCGATTTTTATCAAATGACTGGCCATTACATTTGAGCCAGCCATCCGGCGCTGTGGCTTGTGGCCACGGCTGTGGGATACCCACGATGTCATTAATATCCAGTTTGAGTTTGGTGCTGGCCTCGGTTTTACCAGACAACACGCCAATAGCGTAAGCCACTGCATCCGCAACAAACGCCGTGGTGGCCAGTTGTGTCGTATTGGTTCCTGCTACGGCGGTCGGCGCAGTGGGGTTACCGCTAAACACCGGGCTTTCCAGCGGCGCATACTGCCGGTGCGGATTCGCCGCGGCGATATGGTCAGCCAGCAACGTATCCGCATAACGCCGTGTCGCCAGCGCCACCGTTGGGTCAAACTTCAACGTGATTGCATCGGTGCGGCTGACAATCAGGACCATACGCACCGTCTGTACCCGACCAGACCCCTCTTTCAGTTCCGGTTTATAGGTTTCCGGGCAGTTGCCGACGGCTATCAGATCCCCATCCACGTCGTACAGACCGATTTCACGCAGCCAGAACCCGCCTTCATGTTCCGGGATCACCTGCTCGGCAATCATTTGGTTGGTGTTATCCCGGTCAACCGTGAGCGCATTAATCGCCCCTCGCCGCCTTTCATTCACCAGTTTGGTTTGTAACGGATCCGGGGTGGGGAGTAGGCCGTTGCCATCGCCCACCCCCATTTGCACCAGCTCCAGCGTTTTTCCTGCGGCAATAGCTGCCGCCAGTTTTTTCTCACCCGTATGGGTGAGCAAGGTAAAGTATTTAGCGCCCATCGATTTTCTCATCAACATGAATACAAAGGAAAAGGTCAGGCAGCCGTAGGGAAAACCGGCTCACGCAAGCGCTCACGGCCCGGCCTGCCTTGTGACAACCATTATGCTGATAGCCCGTCAAATCACCCGCGTATACGGGCGTCACGGTGATGGCACAACAGGGTGTGAGTATGGCTGCAAGCCACATGAGAATTTGATAAGGCAGAGGAGACGGGGGTCTGCATTGAATAAAAAACGCCCCGTTAGGAATAACCGCATCTCGTTATTCCGAACGGGTGCAGCATCTCATCAGTGTGATGGCGGGGTCGGCCAGTCGATATCCGGCAGTAAAGACAGGTCGATACGACTTAACTGCACCAAATAGATTTTCCAGTCCTTCAGCGACTGCGTTTCCTGTTCGGTGGCCATACCCAGTTCCTGCGCATAGGTCAGCTCGCGAATACGATCATGTGCCGTCTGGCGACGGGTTTCACACGCCTGTCGGGCCGCCTTTAACAGGCTCTCCTGATACGCCTCGTTATCCGTTATCCATTGTTCGCCATCCCAACGGTCAAACGCACCGGCAGGCGGCTGCAAGGTCAGATGGACGGGTAGCGGCCCCAGTTCATTCACGCCCTGTGGCTGACGCGTTTTCGTGTCGTAAACGGTCTGCCCACGCAAATCCGGCACCCATTCCCAATGTAGGCCATCAGACGAACGCCTCAGCGCCTGCCCTTCTGTTGCTGGCTGCGGCGGCTCATCGGCATAGCTGTGAGCGGGGATCCCCGTTCCTGCCATCAGGTATTCATCACTGTAGCCATCGTATTCACGGGTTAGCGCATCCACATGGTACACCCGTAACCAACCTGCCTGAGCAGCCAGCCCATCCACTGCCAGCACGGCGCGCATTTCCGGTGTCGATGTCATCATCACGCGGCCCTCACGATATAGTTAAAGGCGATGTTGCGGGGGCGGTTTTCGTTGGCAGTAGGTACAACTCTTGATGCATCAAAAACAACATTGAAGCCCATAGTGCCTCCAACGTTTGAATTAGCATCATATGCAATTTGAGAGCTTGGAAACATCGCTCCGGTTGGAGCATTGATGGTAACAGCCTGATCATCCATGACAAACGAAGCAACAATATTTCTGATCGTATCCCCTTGTGATGAAAGCAGACCTCTATTGTTATCCACCCCTCTCCCATCATCCCAGCCACGAATAAATTCGCCGCGCAAATCCGGTAATACTCCTGATGGGTAGACCTGTGCCAACCGAGGATAGAGTTTTTTATCAAATGACTGACCGTTGCATTTCAGCCAGCCGGTTGGCGCTGTCGCCTGCGGCCAGGGAAGCGGGATACCGGCCAGCTCCGCCGCAAACCAGCCCGACGTAATGGCGGTGGAGCTGTTATCTCCCGCCGCCGGGGCGGTGAGCGTGACGGTGCTGGTAATTTTTGTGGTTTTCCCGGTTCCTGGGGCGATAGTGATATCGCCGCTGTCTGCCAGCGCGATGCGGTTACTCCCTTTGCCCCCCAGCTCCAGCCAGCCGTTGCTTTCGCTACGTCCGACTATCCACAAAAACACGCCGTCACTGTTGGTTGCCCGAATGTACGACCCCGACGTCGGGGCTGCCGTTTTCTGCTGTAGATTGATTTGATTACCGTCGGCCAGAGCACGGATCGGGCCGTTCAGCTCCAGCGTTTGGCCAGCCTTCGGTGTAATCGTGATATCCCCGCCGTCTGCCAGCTTAATGCTGTTCGCGCCCTTGTAGCTGTAAAACTGCGTATTCGCACCGGCAGCGGCATAGGTTAGTTGCGCTATCCGAGCACCGAGATTAGTTTGAAGCGTCACTCCCACATCCGCATTGGCAGTGGCGGCTTTAACCAACACGGCATCAGCGCTATCGGAGGTTACTTTTACACGCCCGGTAAACTCAGGGCTGGATAAGTACGCCAATTCCTGCCATTCGCTCCAGAATTTTGTTAGCGGATGGTAGGAGCGAAGAAAAACCCGAGGTGTGACCTCATACGTTGTGTAACGCTGAATACACCCCTCCACGCCGTTTGCCGTGTTTTTTTCAACATCAAGCGAGCCTGCCTGACTAACTGGGTAATTGAACGACGGTAACGCCCAGGCGTTAGCAGATTGCCAGTATCGCCCGGCACTGGACCCCGTTAACGAATTCAAATCCAACCCAGCTAAAGACCCATATACCCACACCGCATTGTTTTTGACAAACGCTGTTGTCGCCAACTGCGTCGTGTTAGTTCCGGCGGCAGCCGTCGGCGCTGTGGGGGTGCCGGTCAGCGCCGGGCTGGCGAGCGGCGCATACTGCTTGTGTGGATTGGCGTTGGCGAGGTGTTTCGCCATCAGATCATCGGCGTAGGCCTTCACCTCAATCGCCTTGTCATCAACCGACTGGCGGGTTGCCAGCACTACCGCCGGGTCCACTTTCAGGGTGACCGCACTGGTGTTACTGACCACCAGAATCATACGCACGGTTTGCACGCGACCAGAGCCTTCCTGCAACTGCGGTTTGTAGGTATCCGGGCAGTTGGCGACCGCGATCAAATCCCCATCCACATCGTATAACCCGATTTCACGCAGCCAGAACCCACCCTCATTCTCTGGGATCACCTGTTCGGCAATAATCTGGTTTGGGTTATTGGTATCCACTCTCAACGCATTCAATACTGCCCGGCGTTTTTCATTAATTAATGCCGTCTGTGTCGGGTAAGGCGTTGTTGGGTTACCACCACCATCCCCCACCCCCATATGGGTAATATTCAGCATTTTCCCTAATGCCGTGGCATTCGCCAGTTTCGCTGCCCCCACCTGAGTGAGCAATGTCATGTATTTCACCGTCATACCATTTTCCTTTTGCATTGTCTTAAATCGTTATCTGATATCGCAATCATCACAGCGGGAATCGCCGTCTGTATTTGCAAGCCATTCCATTTTGTTGTTGCCTCTGACAACATTATGCAAAGAGAGTGACGGCAAATCGTCTGGCTGGCGTTGTATCCGCCATGGCACAACAATACGGGTGAAAAAAAACCGCCATCAAGGCGGGAAAAATAAAATAAGACGATGAAAATGAATAAAAAAATAGCGGGTATAACTGCTTATTTTTCTGGTTGTGACGGCCATGCAATATTTAACGGGAACCCGGCCTGCTCAGGAACTTGACGTAATATCTCACGGTATGTACGCCAGGCCTGTTGATCTACCGGTGCATCCGACACTTGCGTCCAGTCACTGGCGGTCAGTAAATTATCTCGCTGACGCCGGGCATCTTCAGCCAACTGAGTATCTGACAAAGGCACGGGAGTCACCGCAATCGGTTTTTTTGTCGACTCATCAAAAATAATAACATTCCCCCTGACTTGCTGGTCTAATAAATATTGATAATAATCATCTCTGATCTCAATAGCGTCATCAGGAATATTAACACCATTAATTTCGTCACTATAAAAACCACTAGTTGATTTAGAATAAAACATATGACACCTCAATTTCCTATTGCAATAAATCGAAAAGATAGGCCAGGAGAAAATTCAACAGAGCCGCCATTTCGGACAAAAGCGCCATATCCCTTCAACATTTCTTTAGTGCTATCACTTTGCCCATATACTGTCACCCCACCAGAGCTCCATCCAGCAGCATGATTTTCTGTAATTACTACAGAAAAAAGATTATTGGGAAATGAGATAGGGAATGCCTGACTAATAATACCCGAAGCTACTGTTGCTCCAATTCCCCATTGAATAATAATACCTGACGGTAAAATCTGGTAACCATTCACTCCTGAGCCAGCAGCACCCACTCCACCAATCGCACGCCACTGTGGCCCCGTGGAAAGGAATCTTATATTCGTCCCACTTTTAACCGTCATCATATTTGAACCGGATGGATTATTGGGCCCCAGAATATTCACCCCTGCACCAGAAATCGTCACAGCCCCGTTGGAGATATTATTAAACTCAATAACCCCACCCACACAAAGGGAAGCGTTCGGTAATGTAATCGTAATCCCCGCTATTTGGGCTTCAACAAAACAGCCAAATGCATCACTGGTTAACACCTGATTTTCTCTGACGCCAAATGCCGACTTCATATTACCTAAAGCTCTTTGCACGAACGCCGTGGTCGCAATACTACTATCCGCATCAAATAAAGGTGGCGTCGGTGCCAGGGGATTCCCGGTCAATACCGGGCTTTCAATCGGCGCATACTGCTTGTGCGGATTCGCGTTGGCGAGGTGTTTCGCCATCAGCTCATCGGCGTAGGCTTTCACCTCAATCGCCTTGTCATCAACCGACTGGCGGGTTGCCAGCACTACCGCCGGGTCCACTTTCAGGGTGACCGCACTGGTGTTACTGACCACCAGAATCATACGCACGGTTTGCACGCGACCAGAGCCTTCCTGCAACTGCGGTTTGTAGGTATCCGGGCAGTTGGCGACCGCGATCAAATCCCCATCCACATCGTATAACCCGATTTCACGCAGCCAGAACCCACCCTCATTCTCTGGGATCACCTGTTCGGCAATAATCTGGTTTGGGTTATTGGTATCCACTCTCAACGCATTCAATACTGCCCGGCGTTTTTCATTAATTAATGCCGTCTGTGTCGGGTAAGGCGTTGTTGGGTTACCACCACCATCCCCCACCCCCATATGGGTAATATTCAGCATTTTCCCTAATGCCGTGGCATTCGCCAGTTTCGCTGCCCCCACCTGAGTGAGCAATGTCATGTATTTCACCGTCATACCATTTTCCTTTTGTATCGCTTTAAACCGTCGTCTGACATTGCAATCCCCACTGCGCAAATCGCCGTCTTTTTGCAAGCCATTCCATTTTGTTGTTGCCTCTGACAACATTATGCAAAGAGATGGGTGGTAAATCGTTCGGCCGACGTTGTTTATGCCATGGCACAACAAGCAGGTTAAAAAAAAACCGCCATCAAGGCGGGGAAAATAAAATAAGACGATGAAAATGAATAAAAAAATAGCGGGTATAACTGCTTATTTTTCTGGTTGTACCGGCCATGCAATATTTAACGGGAACCCGGCCTGCTCAGGAACTTGACGTAATATCTCACGGTATGTACGCCAGGCCTGTTGATCTACCGGTGCATCCGACACTTGCGTCCAGTCACTGGCGGTCAGTAAATTATCTCGCTGACGCCGGGCATCCTCAGCCAACTGAGTATCTGACAAAGGCACGGGAGTCACCGCAATCGGTTTTTTTGTCGACTCATCAAAAATAATAACATTCCCCCTGACTTGCTGGTCTAATAAATATTGATAATAATCATCGCTGATCTCAATAGCGTCATTAGGAATATTAACACCATTAATTTCGTCACTATAAAAACCACTAGTTGATTTAGAATAAAACATATGACACCTCAATTCCCTATTGCAATAAATAAAATTACTATTTACAACAGATTACTAAATAGCCTTAAATAAACCCATTGATTTATGTCACACCCAACACAGCACAAATCACCATCTTTTTCCGCAAGCCATTCCATTTCATTGTTGCCTCTGACAACATTATGCAAAGAGATGGGTGGCAAATCGTCCGGCCGACGTTGTTTATGCCATGGCACAACAACACAATAAAGAAAACCCGCCATCAAGGCGGGTTTAAACAGGGATAAAATAAAACACTCAGCCAGCACTGCCTGAATAAAAAATTAGTCATAAATAACCAATTTTTATTTAAAACGAAAATTGAAATAAACTTAAATCAGCCTTTAGGTATTAGTTAGCCGATTTTCACTCAATTAGTATGTCGCACAGCAACAGAATAATTCTCACTTATTATGCTGCTCTCACGATATAGTTAAAGGCAATGTTGCGAGGGCGGGTAGCGCCGACATAGCCAGCGGCACTTACTGTCGTGATGTTGTATGCCGTGTACGACAGCATCACTCCGGCATACTCTGACGCACTGACGGCATCAGCTTGTGCTGCTGATACTGACAGCCGTAGCGAGTCCGAGGTCGGTGCTGAATCTGGACCATCGTAGTTAATTAGAGAGCCTCTCTGCTGCGAGAGCACTTCTCTCCCCGAATCCACCCCCCTCCCATCATCCCAGCCGCGAATAAATTCGCCACGCAGATCCGGCAGCACGCCCGACGGGTAGACCTGCGCCAGCCGTGGATAGCGGTTTTTATCGAATGCCTGACCGTTGCATTTCAGCCAACCGGTTGGCACTGCCGCCTGCGGCCAGGGAAGCGGGATACCCGCAATCTCTGCTGCGAACCACGCGGTCGTTGCGAGTTGTGTAGTGTTAGAGCCTGCTTCTGCGGTTGGCGCCGTCGGCGTGCCGGTGAAAGTTGGGCTGGATAATGAGGCCAGCTCCTGCCATGCCCCCCAAACTTGTTTCCCCGCATTGTACGAACGAATAAACATACGGGGGAGAGCCCCCCCGCCATAAGTTGTATATCGTTGAATGCACCCCTCCGCGCTGTCTGCCGTGTTCTTTTCAACATCCAGCGAGCCAGCAAACTGAACTGGGTAATTGAGCGCCGCCGTCGCTGCTGCATTTAAATTCTGCCAGAACCGCCCAGCGCGGGAGCCAGTTAACGTATTCAAATCCAGCCCAGCTAAAGACCCATATACCCACACCGCATTGTTTTTGACAAATGCAGTAGTAGCCAACTGCGTGGTGTTTGTTCCAGCCGCCGCCGTGGGGGCGGTCGGCACCCCGGTAAGCGCAGGGCTAGCCAGCGGCGCATACTGCTTATGCGGATTCGCATCGGCGAGATGTTTCGCCATCAGTTCATCGGCGTAGGCTTTCACCTCAATCGCCTTGTCATCAACCGACTTACGGGTTGCCAGCACTACCGCCGGGTCGATATTCAGCGATACCGCTTGCGCCTGACTAATAGCCAGAATCATGCGCACCGTCTGCACGCGGCCCGATCCTTCCTGCATCTGTGGTTTATAGGTTTCCGGACAGTTGGCTACGGCAATCAAATTATCATCCGCATCATACAAGCCGATTTCCCGCAGCCAGAATCCACCTTCATTCTCCGGGATCACTTGTTCGGCAATAATCTGATTGGCATTAGCAGGGTCGATGCTCAACGAATTAAGCGCGGCACGACGTTTTTCATTGATCAATTTAGTCTGGGTTGCGTCCGGCGTTGGCAATACACCACCACCATCCCCTACGCCCATTCGGGCGATTTCCAGTTGTTTTCCCAGCGCGATCGCATTAGCCAATCTGTCTGCTCCCACCTGGGTAAGCAAGGCCGTATATTTCGTGCTCAT